AAACTCTTAGATAATCTCGATCATTTGTTTTCATTGCCTATAGTATTAAATTCAATGTCGTTAAATGATACTTATGAAGGAGATTTTCTTGCTCGTAGAGTCATAATATGGCAATTTGATTTTACAATGCAGTATTTCTTTTTTGGCCCTGTTCCTGAAGCAAAACCAATTAAATTTATCACTGTTAATTTTTATGATGATGCAGCAATGTCAAATAAAATGTTTGTTCAAACAACAAGACCTGGATTAACTGCTAATGGCGAACCAACAACCGAAGCAAATAATTCAGTCGAATATACTCAAATTAATGTAAACGATAATTATGGGTTTATTCATGAATTTACAGAAGATGCAGATTAATGATTACTTTTACTTTACTTTTTGAAAATCGTGTAAATTTTCTTAAACAATACTTTTATGATAGTTTTAGAAAAGCTGGTATGAATACCTCTCGAGCCGGTTATGAAGCACTTTGGAAAGCCACAGTAGACTCAGACCCCACTAGGAAAAAAATATATTTACAATGGATTATTAATCAGATAACCCATAAAAATATAAGTGAACGTTTAAAATTTGAAGATCTTTATAAGGTAACAGAACGATTAGAAATTTTTGAACGTAGAAAGAACCTTTTATCTCCTCGTGAAAAAGACATTAATTCATATAAAACATACAGAGATTTTATCGAAACTGTTGAAGAAAAACTAGAAAATTCCAGAACAGGAAAAGAAGCTAAACAGGAAGAATGGGATAATGCGCTAAAGAATTCCAACATTATCTATAAAGGCTCAGAAGGAATGGTTGTTTCTCCTAAGACAGAAAAAGCATCTTGTATTCTAGGTCGTGGTACAGAATGGTGTACTGCCGCTGCTAAAAGCGTAAATTATTTTAATAGTTATAACAGAGAAGGTCCTCTTTATATCATTATAACTAAAGATGATAGAAAATTTCAAATTCATTTTGAATCAGGATATGAAGGATTTATGGATGAAAGAGATATGTTCGTAGACCCAGATAAATTTCATTCAAAATATCCATGGGTATTTGGAAAAGTTTTCAAAGAATCTCAACTAGTGTCTTTGATTAAAAAAACATATGGAAATTCATTTAATTTATATCCCAGTAAAATAATTACAGACAAAATGATAAAAGCAATAATTTCTAATAAGAATGATTTCGATTATTTGTGGTCATCATTAGCAGAAAAAGATATTAATCCTGAAAATTATTTTGAAGAAATAATTAAACAACATTCAATAGATGATATTGTAGAATTTTTAGAATGGGAAGCTATTTTTAAAAGCCAAAAAATGTTAAAGATTTTAGTAGATTATGATTTATTGAGTTATCCTGAATTTTTTAGTATTGGTAAATTTTTATATAGTGCTTCACCAGATAAAGTAAATAAATATTTACCATTATATATTAAAATAATTGATAAAAAAGGTAAAAGCACTCAGGTAGATTTTTGGTCTTATATAAGTAAAAACTTAGGATATTTCAATTCAGACCAAGCTATAATGGTTATTTCTCCCAAGACAGAGCAAGCGATATTGAAATTTGTTCCTGATAACATGAAATACCTTTTTAATTTTAAGTTTTAACCAGTTATGCCAGATAATTTTAAACAATACCTTGAAGAAGCTAGAATGGCAGATCTTTATCATGGTACTTCTCCATATAATTGTTACCAGATATTAATGAAAAACTCAATGGTAGGGTTTGGTTCGGTTAAGCCTGCTATTTCTTTTTCTAGAAGACAAAAAACTGCTAGGTTATTCGGGCCATGTGTTATTATTATGAATCAAAGAAAACTGTCACAACGTTATAAAATAGTTCCTTATAACTATTGGGCAAATTATAGTAATAATACCTTCACAAGACTATCCGGCGATGATTTTGGAAAAGATCCTTATACCAAAAATGAGTATGAAGAAACAGTTTTAGCTAAAGAAATCAAACCTTTTGATAAATATGTTAAACAAATAATTATAGATGAAAAAAGAGTAGATAAAAAATTGTTAGAATATATCAAAAATTTTTGTGAATTAAGAAGAATCCCGTTGGAGATATAAAATGGCTAAAAACAACCCTTTAGATTTACCTATATTAAACAACAATAAACCAGTTGAACTTGTTCCTATTGACAAAACCAATGATGAAACATTAATAGATGATTTAGATCAAGTAAGAACAAATATGATTGAGGTGATTGAAACTGCTCAGGATTCATTCGTTCAGCTTTCTAAACTTACCAAACAATCTCAAGATCCTGACTATTATAGAACATTGGCAACGATGATGAATAGCGTTGTAAATGCAAATAAAGCATTAATTGAAGCATCAAAAGAAAGATCCGAAAGAAAAGATGGTGATGCTCCAGTTTCAGCTGTTACAAATAATAATCTTTTTGTAGGTTCTTTTAGTGATGCATTAGAAGCAGCTCAAGAAATAAAAAAAGCTAAAAAGAATACATAATTTTAAACATGTTTAATCAAGGCCCGCAATTTTATAACAATAATATACATTTACCAAGGGCTAATAGTGAGCGGGGATATACCTTTGATCAGCAAGAAGAGCTTTTAAAATGTGAAGAAGATCCTGCATATTTTGCCGAAACATATTTCAAAATCATTCATCCAGACCACGGATTGATACCTCTTAAATTATTTGAATATCAAAGAGAGGCTATATTAAAAGCTTCAACTGGTCTTTTTACAATACTTAATCAGTCAAGACAGTCAGGTAAAACGACAGTTGTGACAGCAATTCTTCTCCATGCAGCAATATTCTTAAAAAATAAAAGAATTGGCGTTTTAGCTAACAAGCTTGAAACCGCTATTGAGATTATGGAAAGAATTAAGCTAGCTTTCGAACATTTGCCAGATTGGCTAAAACCTGGTGTTGTTAAATGGAATGCTAAATCAATTAAATTTGATAATGGTTCAGAAATCATTTGTTCAGCTTCTCAGGGTAATTCAATCCGAGGTAAGACTCTTTATATGCTTTATATCGATGAGGTAGCCTTCATTGATGATTGGAAGAAGTTTTCAAGTGCTGTTCTTCCTGTTATTGCATCAGGTAAAACAACTCGTAAGATTTATTCCTCAACGCCAAACGGTATGAATCATTTTTATACCCAGGTTAAGACTGCCCGTAAAAAGAGTTCTTCGATTGAAATCGTTGAAGTTCCTTGGTGGAAAGTTCCAGGTCGTGATGATGAATGGGCAAAGAAAACTCTTGAAGAAGAATGTAATGGTGATCAGAGAGTATTTGACCAAGAATATGCGCTATCTTTCCATGGATCTTCCTCTACCCTTATATCTGGTTCTGCTTTAGGAAGAATTGAATCAGGCACTCTTATACACTATGATGCTCATACTAATCAATATGAAACTCCATTTCTTCCAGATGGCTCTAGAAATAATCATATATATGTGATGACCGTTGATGTTTCAAGGGGGAAGGGTTTAGATTATTCAGCTTTATCAATTATAGATGTATCAGAAAAACCTTTTAAACAAGTATTAACATATAGAAATAATATGATCAATGCTGTTGATTTTGCAATGGTTTGTCATAAATTTGCAACAATCTATAATGATGCTTATATATTATGCGAACTTAATGATAATGGTGAGGAAGTAGCAAATAATCTTTTTGAACTTGAATCTAACCTTGTTCATACCAAAACCAAAGGTAGAAATGGTAAGCAAATATCATATGAAGGCGATTCTGATAAAGGACTTAAAACAAGCCACCAAACAAAAATTAATGGCTGTCATTTTCTAAAAGTTTTAATTGAGCAAGAACAATTAATTACACAATGCCCTGAAACAAACTCAGAACTTAAAACCTTTTCTTTAAAAGGTAAAAGTTACGAGGCTGAAACCGGTAAAAATGATGATCTTGCTATGACACTTGTTTTATTTGCTTGGCTTTGTTGGGTAAAATTTATCGATCAAATAACAGATAAAGAAATTGCCGAAGCTATAAGAGAACAAACGGAAGAAGCCGTTGAAAGGTCTCTTCTTCCGTTTGGTATTGTTCAAGATGGATTTGAATTAGAAGATAATTCTTTTAGCTTCTAATGAAGCGTACCTTTAATTTGCTTAGCAACTTCATCCCACATATCCATTGGCAGTTGTGATTTTATAAGATTTTTATACCATTCGTCTACTGATCTATATGTTGTATCAAAATCTTTAGCTGTTTTACTTGTATCTTGGTTTTCGTCTACAGTACCGTTTTTATTAAAACGGACTCTACCACCTAGAAAACCATCAAACAAAAAGAAAAAGTGGCCAGGTTCAATTTCTTCTATTTTATTGAACATTCCTACTCTGCGTGTTTTCTTAAAACCCGCGTCTTTTTGCAAAATTTTATTCACTTCTTTCTCACTTTTAGCAAAAACTTTTTTCAATTTTTGCACATCCATATTAACGTTTCTAGATTCGTTTAGATATTTTTCAAAGGATATCATTCTCTCTCTCTTTTCATATATTTATTAAATAGCCCGTCTTTAATTTTTATTTTAAACGATTTATTTAATTTGTAAACACCAAAAGTCATAAATATCTATAAACTAAAAGAAAACAACAATGAAGGATATTTTTAAATGGCTTTTTCAGTAAGTCCTGCAGTTACAGTTCGTGAGTTTGATCTTACGCATTTTGTATCAAATATTGCAGAAACAATTGGTGCCGTGGGCGGAGTTTTTAGATGGGGGCCTGTCGAAGACAGAGAATATATTACTTCCCAGAGAGAATTAGAATTACGTTTTGGCAGACCTAACTCAAACAACTTTGAAACTTATTTTACTGCGCACAATTATTTAGCATATGCAGATAAACTTTATGTTTCTAGAGCCGCAGATGCGAATGCATATAATGCAACTGTTGGTAATTCAGCTGTGGCAAATACTACAATTAAAAATGAAACCGATTACGAAGTCAATTTTGCTACATTACCAGGTACTGCCTATTATGTTGCGAAATATCCAGGACTCATGGGTAATTCTCTTAAAGTTTCTGTTTGTGACTCTACTCAGGCTTATTCATCCGACTTTTCTGGGAATACTGCAAATCTAGAAATTGATTTCACAACTGGTTCTAGCGTAGCAACAGTTACAATTACCGGCGCAAATACAGACAATGCAAACACTGAAGCCGCTGCTATTAAAGACGTTCTTCAATCTGGTGATATCGTTACTTCAGGAAATACATCAGTCGGTATTCAAGAACTGAAAATTTTAACAATAGATGATATTTCTACTGATGGCAATACTGCTTCATTTGATATTAATTTTACCTCAGCATATAATGTTATAGCAAATACCACTCTAACAACTCTTTCTCGTAAGTGGGAATATTATGATGTTGTCGACAGAGCGCCAGGTACTTCTGCCTATGTTGAAGCAAGAGGCGGTGTAGGTGACGAACTTCATGTGGTTGTTATTGACGAAGACGGTGAATTTACTCAGTCTCCAGGAACAGTCCTAGAAGTTTTTGAAGGTTTATCAAGAGCAACTGATGCTAAAGGCGAGCAGGGTGGATCTTTATATGTTAAAGATGCCATTCATACTGGTTCAAAATATATTTGGTTTGCTAATGATAGGGCCGGATCAGTTTCAAATACTGCCGTTAATATGACTGCTGTAACGACTTATCCATTTACTAAATCATTTAGTAATGGTACAGACTCTTTATCAGAATCTGCAATTCCTTTAACAAATTTAAGGGATGCTTATAACCAGTTTAAAGATCCTGAAGAAGTTGATGTATCTGTCATTATGACAGGTAAATCTGCTCATGGTGTTCACGGCGAAGGTCTTGCCAATTACATTTCTGACAATATTACAACTGTAAGAAAAGATTGTGTTTCTGTTGTTTCTCCTCAACATGCTGATGTTGTGAATAATCCACTTGATGTTCTCGAAGATGTAACACAGTTCAGAAGCGTTTTAAGATCAACCTCTTATCAGGTCATTGACTCAGGATACAAATATCAGTACGATCCTTTTAATGACATATATAGATGGGTTCCTTTAAATGGTGATATTGCTGGATTAATGGCAAGAACAGACCGTGAAAGAGATCCATGGTGGTCACCGGCTGGTTATCAAAGAGGCCAGATCAAGAATGTTGTTAAACTGGCATTTAATCCAAATAAAGCTCAGAGAGATGAACTTTATAAAAACGATATAAACCCAGTTATTTCTCAAAGAAATAAAGATACAGTTCTATTTGGTGATAAAACAGCTCTTGGTAGAAATTCAGCATTCAATCGAATTAATGTTCGTAGATTGTTCATTGTTCTACAAAAAGCAATCGCTACTGCATCTGAAATTCTTCTCTTTGAATTCAACGATGCCTTTACAAGAACTCAGTTCAGAAATATGGTTGTTCCATATCTTCGTGATATTCAGGGTCGAAGAGGTATTTACGACTTCCGAGTGGTTTGTGATGAAACAAACAATACAGGCGAAATTATCGATAACAATCAATTTGTTGGAGATATCTACATAAAACCTGCAAAATCGATTAATGAAATCGTGCTAAATTTCGTAGCCGTAAGAACTGGCGTCGAATTTGAAGAAGTTGTGGGACAATTC